CATTAGTATCAGTAACCACAGTTTCATATGAACCAGCAACCTTTCTTAAAAAATTATATAATACCTTAAACCTACCTATATCATAACCCATTTTTCTTAATACGGTACCAGTTTTTATTTTTATTCCACCCTCTTCTTCGTCAAAAAAATAATCAGTAGGTTCAACAACACCAGATTCTAAAAAATTATTTTGAGTATCATAAATTAAAACTTCTATATAATCATCTGATGTTCCAAACGGAGGTCCTAAATAATTATCACTTTCAGTACCGTGTTGAACTGTGTCATTACTTACTAATAATTCAGCATCTTTATCACTAAGATTAGTGGTCTTTGAAGCGTTTAATAAATCAAGAAATGATTGTTGTGCAGAAGCTGCTGCATTTCTTCTAGCCTGTATACTTTTTTGTTGTGCTTGTCTTTTTTTAGACTTCGCATAATAATATGCTGCTACGTAACCCCAAGGCATTATACTGGCTCCCCTTCTGGTATACTATCCACTACATCATCAGATAATGTTTTTACTTTTTTCCAATCTCCCTCAAACGCATAAAAACTTTGTAAATCAGGAAATGGTCTTTTTTGATTGTTATCTATAAGCCATTTTCTAGGATCATTTGGATTGTTTGTTGTTATCGTATTTCCATTTTCTAATCCATCTGGTAATGGATCTGCAATTTCTACTTCTATTAATTCTTTAATACCTCTATCAATTAGGTTTTCAGAGTTTCTATTTTTCACAGTTTTGTTTAATGGTCGTGATTGTATTGAACAAGATTCTGTTTCTATTAATTTTTTAAAATCAGTATATCCTGTTTGTTCTTCCACTTCTGTTCTGTTTAATTCGGTTTCCAATGTAGAGTACTCAGGATTATTATTTAAAACAGCATCCTCTATTCCTAAACGTGTTGATATATCTTCAAAAGAATATAGAACATCATTATCATCTCTAAAGAAATTTAAGGCTCTATTAACTAACACAGATAAATATTCACTTCTGAGTTTGTCTATAAAATTATTATAGAACCCAACATTTGATAACTCTTGTTTTGTGTAAGGCATTACTGACTGACCTTGAATGTGAATCCTTCATTAAAATATTGGTCAAGTTCATCAACACCACTACCACTTTGGATTCTAAATTCTAAACGATAGTATCTTTCAGGTTGATAACCATTTAAATCCAACATAAAATAATTACCACTAGAATCACAACTTAATTTTGAACCACTACCATAAGGAACTACTACCTCATCAGTTTCTGCATCAAGTATAGAGTAAAAAGACGAACCACTTGGTAAATATTTTACAGTTAAATTTGATGGACTACTAGAATATGTGGCTTCAGGAAATCTTTCCCTACCAACCAACCTAAATTTGGCTCTTGACTGTTCTTTATATTCTGGTCGTAATCCTTTCATATAAATTACCATATCTTCCATATTAGCCATTGTAAGAGCTGATAAAGAACCAGTTGACCATTTAGAATCATCCCAAACTGTTTCAAGTGTTGGTGGATATTTTGTATGAGTGTCTGATGAGAAAAAGGATAGATTACCAAACCTAGTTGTGTTCCCCTCATCAGCATTTGTATCTGTATTAGCAACACTACCACTTCTCTTAACTACAAATCCATGATTAGGAACAGTTCCACCTAACCATGTATTCATTATATCAGTTACATCCATTCTTATATCTGATGTTTTATGATTGATA